ATGCTATATGTGATATTAATTGCTGCAATCGTCATATTCTGGTTGATCGCCGTGGATAGACCCGTGTTAAAAGTGAGTTTTGATGACGGCCACTTGAGCAAGGTAAAAGGCATATACCTCCATCTTTTAAACATAACTTACAAGATATTGGCGAACATGACCCATTTACTGGTGAACTCAAAGTGTACAACCAACGCTCCGGAATGAGGCTGGTCTTTTCTAAAGACGTACCAAAGAAAGTTCAACAACGAATTCGAAATGTTTTTCCTCATCAAGGTTTCAAAGCTAATAAAGCAAGAAACAAGCTTAGCCGACATATCAATTACTTATCTACGTTAAACGGGACGCAAAATTGTGTCCCGTTTTAGCATTTGACGCATAAAAAATTACAATCAGTCCATTTATCAAAAATGGATTTACGAATGCGATACGTTGTCACTTTATTTTTATTATTGTTACCCACAGCGTCAACATTGGCCGATGATTCAGAAACAAATCCAGTGGCTAAGAAAATTAAATCGACGCTACAAAAGAAAGTCGATAAGCAGTTCGACCAATATGATGGTTATTGCGATTTAATGATTGAAATGGAACATAAAGGAAAAGTAGCAATAGTAAAACGAGTTACTGGAAGCGGAGATACAAAAGTTTGCCGTTTTGCTCGTTCAAACTTAAAAACCGGTAAGCGATATCGTTACAAACATCCTGAAAAATATATCCGCATACATATAACAACTGGTTCGTGAACCTTCAGTTTAAAGTAAGCAAGACCGAGTTACCGCAAATCAATTGGTTTTCTATAATCCGTAGATAGCAGATAAAAGCAGTATGGAAAGGAATTTCAAAAAAGTTTTGATGGACTTTGAATCTCTGGATTTTCAATGGTTTGTGCCGGATTGGCCTTAGTGATTGCAAGTCCACAAGAACCCCTACATCAGTGCGCATTATATCTGCTTATGTTGAATGCGATTGCATATGCTAGTCCTATAAAATGTCTCTCTTTTGAGGGACTATTCAATGAAGTATCACGAAATGACTAAAAATTATATTTTTCGTGAATTTGAATGTGGTTTAACCGTCGAACAAGCTGCCGAACTTTGTTTAAAAACTGTGAGAACAGTCAAAGAATGGGATAAGGGGAAAACCATTCCTCCTGAGTGTAAACGGCTGATGAGAATGACAAAGGGAAGGGAATTGAGCTCATCTGAGCAATGGGAACAATTCAAAATGCATTATGATAGATTAGAACTTCCAACAGGGCAGCTAGTAACGGCTCAACAAGTTTTGACTGGAATTGCTTTGTTAGAGATTGGAAGCGAACCAGACCAAGTTACGATGACAAAAATCCTCAGATATGTTAGAGCGATAATTCAAACGAAAATCTAATAAATGCCCCGAAATGGGGCATTTGTCTAATCTTTATTTATAATGAATAAGTATTGGCTTAACCTGTTAATTATATTTTTCATTATTTCAAAATCAATTCCAATCTTGTTTGATAACGAAAAAATCAATAATACCTCTATAAATATAGTATTTTTATGTAATTCTTCCTCAGTTATATAAAAATCATTAGCATGTGTAATGTCATTTCTAATTTTCGTTACTTTTGGAATGTCGCCTTTAGAAAATAACCATGTTTTAGTAACTTCTGTTGGAATTGATGAATATAAGTCTTGGATGCATTTTGCGGTATTGTATTTTCTCTTGTTATAGTAAGGAATTCCTTTGAGGAAAGAGTTTACGTTTTTTCTTGTCACCAAATTTTTTAATAAGATAGTTTCTAGATCTTTTAATTAAATCATTTAAAACTTCATCATCAAGAAAGCTTTTTTCCTTTTTACATAAAGACTCTAAAAGTCTGAAGTAACCAAGGAACTTCTCTTCATCACTTGTCATTCTCTTGTATTTTAAGTATTTGAAAAAAATGGTTTTTATCGTGTTTATCTAAGCTGAAGAAATTGGAAAATGATTCCAAAGGCAAAGAAGGTAGTCCAAGTTGGTCATAGTTAAGATTATGATACATGGAAAAAACTCATAGTCCATTTTGTTGTGCTGCGAGAAGTGTTCTGTGGGAAAGTACAAACTAGCCAATTGACTACTTTGACCATAACTGACATCTATTTTTTTCAATTGAAAAATCTCTACCAATAAAAAACACCAAAAGTGTATACAATTCATCAAATTTATACTTAACATCTTTAGCGATAAGTTTTTCATTAAATAAATAATTAAAAGACGGAGTGAAAAGCATACCTGTACTAAACTCATTTGGTGAGTCATATACTGTCAGGTTGTACCCTACGGTAAAATATTCATTATTATTTAACGAAACGTGGAATTCATTTAAAAGATCGCTATTACTAAATGGATTACTTTTATAATATGAATCAACGATTTCTCTTTGTTTTTTTTGTATGACCTAACCATCGATTGAGACATGATGAATGCAAGCTTAAGGAATCAAATCCTATATGCTCTTGGTAAAAATTGGATGGTACTAGGACTAAATAACCAACGCTATATGAGCATTCTATAACAACGACATCTTTGTTATAGCTAGTCAATGTCCTTTTGGATGCGCGCAAAAGGTTTACATTATTGAGTATGAATGTTTTATTAATACAGTGACATTCAAGGTTCTCCATGTTGCTCCAGTCAAAGGCAAACTTTCTACCTTCACGTACCTCCCCAAATACATGTAATAAAATCTCTCTTGGGCTTAGCTTCAGTTTTGCTGCAAAAGGAACTCCTTTGACATCAATCGTTACGTTTAACTCGTAAGTTTCTGACAGTCTTAATTCAGTAACATCGTCTTTCATGTGCACCCATAATTATAACAATCTGTTTTATTTGATTGTAGTACAGGGCTGCAAGATTTTGCTATAGCTAGAATTTCTTGTACAGTGTACAACGCCAGCTTGGAGTGGGAATTTACCCCCGTAATACAGATTCGGGGGTTTGCTCCGCTTTTAGGTCCCTCCCGCAAAGCGGGCCCCTCCCAAAAATGCTCGCAATATCGCGCACGTAATAAAAAAAGGGCTCGTATAGAGCCCCATGATTAAGTTCGGTGTGGAAGTGCCAAGGTTTGGTGTCCTACATGTTCCGCTTCCTCGGTCTACGCAGACTGCGCTAGCTTCGACGCTGTGGCGAGCGGTCTAGATATGGACAGGCATGTTTTGCTGCAATATGTCTGACGGCTTTTCTCTTTGGCCGCACGTGAAGATCCTTTCTGTTTCTTCCCAAGTCACTCGATACACGCAGTCGCTCAACACTTCGAACTGATACCCAATCTTTACCAAGTCCAGATGATCGAAACTGAATAGCTTGTCGCGACCATCGTACACATCGATGTATATCTTGTAGAACGTCAGGTCACGGTCGAGTTCGGCAGCATACTTCAGCCGTTTGGCGTAGGCGATTTGCTTTGCGTATCCGGTGATGTAGAAGTCGTAATTTTCCAAAGGCCCGAACCCTGATGCTTTCTTTTTCTTCCTCGCTTTGGTTTCTGCCGTATCTACCGTTGGCGTTCCGTCAGGCAGTTGCGCTTGTACTGGTTGTGGTGGTTTAACGGGGCCGGGCGGTTGCTCTGACTCTGGCCACCAAGCCCAGATATTGAAAACCAATCCAAGCGATAACAGCACCACCGTTCCGACGACAGGCCAACGCTTCCAGAACGGGCGAATGTCTTTTGCTTCGGCTTCCTGCACTTGCTTGTTGGATTGCGAATGACTCTTATAGAACGGGAAGTATTCCGACTTATAAAATCGGGTAGAGGTGTTCACCACTTCACCGGCACAACCATCTTGCACTTTCTTGGTGTAAGAACTGGTTGAACCCATGGCCGTGTTCTTTGTGCATCGGTAGGTCACTTCAATCATGTCCTTAATGTCTCGATGCACTTTGCGGATGTTCTGCGTGAGCAAGATAATATCGACACCGTAGTGACGGTGTATTGAGTACCATTCTAGAATCGGCGCGGCCAAGCTCGACTTGGCAAGCTCATGTGCGCCTCATCGACCACATAAAGTGGCCCTTGTCCTTTTTCATTACGCCATTCGTCGGAGTAGTCTTCAATCTGGCTGAAAGGGCGCGTAGTCGAACCGAAATCCGTTAAACGTCCATCCACGATTTTGATGAGTTCTCGAACATCTTCACCAAACACCTTAACGAACCAATCAATGTTTAAGGTGATATTGGTGATGACTTTGCGGCCATCCTTAATGGCCGGAATAATGTGGTAGGCAACAGCCTCATACGTTTTACCGCCACCTGGTCTCCCTGCTATGGCGTATATCATGAGCTAACCTCGTAAACGGAATCAATTGCAGCATCAAACGCACCGTAATAGCGGCCAGAATGATAGACAGACATTGAGGCACGCCGACCGCCGCCATGACCCAAGCCACGGTAGGCGGAATACTGGTCATGTACTGGCTCATATCGACCGGAGCGAATAAGGAGAACACACCAGAGAGCAACAGATTCACCATTGCCATGATTTGCTCAACCGCCCAAAAGAACAGGTCTTTGAGCATGTTGACCAGCGAGATTAAAAGCTGATAGAGGAACACCAACAGCTTGTTAAATAAATCGACTAACCATTCCATATTAACCTCCGAAGATGATACGACGCGCCGCAAACACTGACGTCATGATGAGAACCGCACGAATAAAACCGAACACCCAATCAAAGCTGATTTGCTCTTCAAAACTGAAGTCACCGAAGAAAGGCACAGGGAGCACGAAAGAAGGGCGCTTGGCACTGGATAAGTCGAGGTCACCAAACGAGCTGACAAAGTTGTCGATGGTGTTGTGTTTGAGATTGTCTAACTGCCCAGACACCAAACCACCTAAGCCATCGGGATAGGCCGACTCATAAAAACCTGTACAGGTTTGAGATTCGATGCACGTACCACTGATACCTGCGCCAGACGTATCTGTGTTGGCAATGCCGTCTAAAGTGTCAGAGATACCGGAAATGTCCTCCGCGATACCATCCATTGCCCCTGCAATTTTCTCTACATCATCACCCACACCATTAATGGCATTGGTGTTCTTGTTCACGGCCGTGGTGATGTCAGCATTCGCTTGTTGGATAAGGGCCTTAGTGTTTTCGTAAATCTTGTTGTCGTTGATTTGCTGCTTTTGAATGGCTTGCGTATTGGTGACCATCGACGCATTCAATGCAATAATTTGGTTTTGAACGTCAGCACTGGCTTGATTGATGTCGATGTTCATATCATTTAGCGCCTTGTTGACATCCGAGTTCAAGCCTTTAATCGCATTCAATACTGCCATGTCTGTTGAATCATCAGTATCAGGGTCTTCAACATCCGGCTTTTTCTCAGTATCCGGTGGATTCACCGTATTGGTTGAGCCATCAGGTAATACGCTAGGGTCTTCAATGTCGCCTGTTGGGTCGTCAGGGTCATGAATTGGGTCATCAGGAATGATAGGAGTATCAGGGCCATCTTTACCCCAGAAGAGTGTGCCACCTTCACACTGATTGCCCGTGAACTGGAAGTTACCGTGACATAATGTGTTTTGAGTCCATTGACCAGACTCGACATCCGTACAAAGCGTAGTATCACTGGGAACGCGGCCTAATTCGCAACGGGTTGCCCCAAAGTCGCCATAGCATGCCCCAGTGACTTGTTCACCGTAGACGTACGCAACCCATTGAAGCAGCTTGGTTTCATCAATGGATTTTTTGAACTGGCAAGCGTCCATACAGGTGCCGTCAGGGTTTTTGCCATATTCACAAACTGATTTGCAACGTAAGGTTGAAGGGTCAAATTCGCTATTTTCTGGACAACGAACCTCGTAATAAGCAAGACCGAGCCCATTATCACAAACCGTTTGATAGGGATAGCGAGCATCAGAATAGGGTGTCTTCTCAAATGTGCATGAGTCGAAATACCCAGTATCCAAAAAACAAGTATTCACCTTGTAAGGGTCAACCCAATCACCTTGAGAGCCACAACCCCTCATTTGCATATAACCAATACGCGCTTCTAAAGCATACGTATGACTACTAGCACATAGAATAACAAGGGCAATAAAAAAAACGGAGATAGTGATTCATTGTATAAAACCAATAAAAAAAGGGAGCCGAAGCCCCTTATCCTCTAAAGTTTTGGCTGGCCACGTATCCGGCAATGCCACCCAAAAGCACAAAGACGATGAGTTGGACATCGTGGAGAACGGCCAACATAAACTTAAGCCTTGTTCACAGCACGCTTAGCAAGAGTGATGGATTTGTAAGCCATAGTAATGCCGACAATCACCAGACCTGCCGCGCCGATTTTGGTTGCCACACCAGATAAGTCGATAGCGGAGAACGGGTCAGCCGCACCACCTTCCGCCGCCATAGCAGGGACAGAAAGCACCGCAACAGTGACGGTTGCCGCCGCTTGTTTACCGAACTTTTTAAGCGCGTTTAGACGTTTCATAACAGATTCCTCAAAGTAGTTTTATTAAACGTATTGCCATCTTGATGGCGTAAGTTGAGAGATAGCCGCCAACGAACACCAAGGTAAAACCCAAGCCGAACGCTTGAGATATCTCTCCTGGAGTCAGCTGTGTGTAGCTCATTAACGTGTCATATTCTTGAGCCGTCACCATGACATAACCACTGCATGAAGCCGCTTCAATGTCAGGAACGACAGCGAGAAAACCGTCCGCGTTAGGTAGAGCACACACAGGCATAACGAAATTCCTTATTTAGCCTTTAGCGAGGCTTCAAAATGTTTCTTGATGTCGTCATCCACAGGGATGAGTTCCGTAACGATGGCACCCGCCAATGGGTCTTCTGGGTTAATCTCCAAGCGCAATTGGTATTCACGACGAGGAACGAGAGCGCCAGTGCGCTCAAGTAATAGGGCGTATTGATGATCAATCATCAAAGGTTGATCCCATTGGGGATTCACATCACCCGATTCACCGATAGTGCGGCGTTTGAATTTCTCCGAGTTGATTTCACGTAGAGGTCGTGACACGTTCAGTTGAGCACTGTCACCACGTGCTGAGTTCCAAGTGATATCCATGCCAAGTACAAAAACGGATTTAGCCATTTGTTAAGTCTCCAATATGTGAGTCACCAACTTGCCGTAGGTATCGGGGAAGGTGAATTTCGTTCCATCACGGACAAGGGAACCGACCACGGTTTCAATGTCGCCCTCATGGAACTCGATAAGTGAATTAAGGATTTTCCCGTACTGGCGACGCATCCAGTGCGCAGAGGCCAACAGGTCTAACGCCGCGCGTTTCGTCGGGACGGGTTTGGTATTGAATTTCTTTGCAGTAGAAATCGAGGCTGCGAAATCATTGAGCGCGGCATACGCGCCAGCAGGATTCAGCAACACATCAACATTCCATTTTTTAAGCTCGACCTCAGAGCGATACCAGACAAGGCCAGTGTTCGCGAGTTTCTGCTCAAGAGCCTTGTTGTAGATACGCCAGTAAATGCGCGAGGTACGCGAACCAATCGAGTATTGCTCTTTGGTGTAAATCGGTTTGCCGTCTTTGCCGATACTGGCAATGGTCATATCTTCATGAAGCACAGGGCCACGACCACGTTCTGCGGTGCGGAAACAGTCGTCACGCCACGCCTTGTAAGCGTATTCGCAATCAAAAATCCCGTCGTAATCGTCATAGGCCAAGTCAACACGCGCCAAAGTTTGCACACCAAGTACATTGGTCAGCCAGTCATGTAGCGACCACGTAGGACGACGGGCAAATACATGCTTGCATCCCGTTCCGTTGATTTGGAAATGCACCGTGTCATTGTTACCGCCGATACCAACGAAGCCGCAGAAGTCCTCACCATCTGGCGAAGTCAGTTTCATGGATTCGGTGTAGAACTGGAAACCCAAACCGCGAGGTGCTGACAGCGACAAACCAAGCACTTGGTTGGTGAAGATGCGCAAGCAGTCTTCCAAGTAATTGCGATAACAGATATCAAACGCTTTGTTGTACGCATCAATCTCGTCGGAAGTCTGAGCGACCGTTGGATTAAACACAGGTGGAGCAGGGAACTTAGGCGCACGGCAGTGACGCTGTAACAATCCAGATTTGGCAAAGCTTTGTATTCCTCATGCTTGTGCAATCGACGAACCGCATCGTGACAATGACGTAAGTCTTTCACGGCAAAAGTAAAACACAGGTAATCAATATGAACGCTTTGCTCATCGAAACTTTTAAGGATGTTAGTTGCAGTAGTCATCGAACACCCACATATTGATACGTTGTTCAACGGTCGTGTTGGTGATGGACACCAACTCATAAGAAGCGAACTGAGACGAAGCCCAAGACTCAAGATGAGACATGGATTTAAGCAAATCCCATTCGTCGCAACCTTTGACCAACACAGAAACCGTGTAGTCAGGCAGCAAGTCGTAATAGATGATTTGAGCTTCGTTCATGGATTAAGCCTCTGAACTAGGCTTGGTGACGCTGTCACAGTTTTGATTGTTTTGGTTTTCAATCTGTGAGTTAACGGCGTGAATTAATCGACGAGTCATTTCACAATCAGCCAGTGCACGGTGCGCCGTTAAGTCAGACACATCAACATTCTGTTGAGCGCAAGCGTTGGAAAGTGATTGCCACTTGTAATCTTCATGGTGTTCATTCCAAACACCAAAGAACTCTGCATACCAAAGCATTGCGCACTGAGGAACACAGAACTTGAAAAACAAATCGTGAACGGATTGGACGTAAGCAGCGTTACAGTGCTTATCCAAAGATTGGATAATTAAGCGCGTATCAAAATCTGAGTTGTAGATGATGATTGGGCGACCGTTAAGAAGCGGAAGAAAATGGTTTGAGAAGACTAAGTGAAAGTCGGGCGCATCCTTAACGTCTTCATCGGTGATGCCATGAATAGCCGTTGCTTCAGCAGGAATCGAACAAGTTGGTTTAACAAGTTCGTTCACGATAACTTTGCCAGTGTGAGCACAAATAGCTGTGAACTCGACAATTTCTGCTTGAGAACCTAAACCAGTAGTTTCCGTATCAAGAATGATCGCGTTCTGAGTAGAGAGTTTTTTCATAGCAACACCAAGCAAATTTAACTGAGTAACCAAATTTGGTTATTAGCGCAATCACCAAAATTGGTTAGCGCAAGACACCAAAAATGGTGATTGATAAGCTAAACTGACGGAAACGGAGGAAGCGGTATGTATCAGAACAAACTATTAGATGCCTACAAAAAGGCTCAAAGTTACGTACAAGACAAACAAATTGCAGCGGATATGAATGTACCGCCGCAGAGAATCAGTGATTTCCGCAAAGGAAAGCGTTATATGACTGATACACAAGCAATTTTTTCTTGCAGAGCAATCAGGTTTAGACCCTGA